TTGATGCAATAGATCGTGAAATTCGAGTTATTTCAATTATTGCCAATATTCCAGTCCATGAAGTTGAAAGAATAAGAATAGACCAACTGAAAGAGTTAATTAAGTCGGTTAACTTTATTTTTCAAATGGAATTTCCAAAAGCTGTTGAGGTATTTAAACACAATGGTTACAGATGGATTGTCAATTATGATATAAGTAAACTAAATGCCGGTGACTTTATCAGCTTAGCCAAGTTAACTGAAAGCGAAGAAAGTATAATTGGCAATTTGCCACAATTAGTAGCAATGTTTGTTAAACCTTACAATTTAAGTTGGTTAAAACACAAAGAGGTTGAAATGGACTATAAAGAAAGAGTTGAGCATATAAAGTCAATCAATGTTGGTATCGTTTATCCTTTATGTGTTTTTTTTTGCAAACTTATAGAGAATTTATATCCAACTATAGAGGATTATTTGGTAAATCAAATGAAAGAAGCGAGGGAGTTGATACAGAGCGAACTGAACAACAAAAACACTTAGATTATTGGAGTTGGTATGTTACATTGGATAATTTAAGTGGTAAGGATAGAACTAAATGGGATTACTTTTTAAATATGAATGTAGTAGCTTTCTTAAACTATTTAAGTTACATAAAAGACAGGAATAAATGGCAACAGGGGTAATTAAAGATGAAGTTTCAAAAGAGTTAGACAATCTTTTAAACAATTTAGAAGATAAGAACACTCCAAATGATGCTGTAAATAAATTTATCAAAAGAGTATTAAACAATTTAGATAAGTTTGGATTTGTAGCAAGTGGAAATATTTATCAATCCATAAAACCATTACCTACTACAAAAAATGGCAATATAGTAACAGTCAAAATTGAGATTGAAGATTATTGGAAAGATTTAGAAGAAGGTACTAAGCCAAAAGGATTCACTAAAGAAAAAAGAAAAGCATTACAACCTAAAATATTAGATTGGATTACAAGTAAACCTGCGCTACAAAAAATCGCAAAAACACAGGATGAAAGAAGGTCATTAAGTTATGCAATAGCAACTAACATATTAAAGAACGGAACGATTAAACGTTTTGGTTATAAAGGAAAGAAATTCCTAACAATAGAGATACCACAATTAGAAAAAGACATAGCAAACGATTATCAACCATAAATGGCACTAACAATATACAATACACCTAACAGTTACGCACCAGCGTACAATCAAATGATATTTACTTTGAGCAGTACAAATGTTGCTCAATCTAATTTCAGATACATAGCAGATATTTATGTAAACGGTTCATCCGATTATACACGTTTGGAAGTAGGAAAGAATCCTACTAACAGTTCAGGTGTTTTTGATATAAGCGGAATAGTACAAAACTTTCTTACAAGGGATGCAGACGATAATACAACTACATTTAAACAATGTGGAAACTCAATAGCATCTTATATTGTACAATTTGGTGAGCAATACGGGGCAAGTAGTGGAATTACTAACTACACAAACCTAACATCAAGTAGTGGTTATGCTTTTAATGGAGTTTTTGATGCAAATAGCTTTTTAGATTATGCAGTAAATACTTATGTGCTACAAAACAGCTCAAGTCAATTCTTAACTGACCAACCAACTTTTAAAACGATAACAGGTGAGAAATTAGCATTAGGTTTTATGACTGATGCTGCAAACAAAGGCTATAATTTAGAGATAGTAACTTACTATGATGAAGGTACTGTGTTTAATACAGTTAGGGTGCAGAATCCTTACGCTGCATTAAGTAATAGAGCAGATAGGTCTATAAACGTTAGAATTGATTATGACTGGATTAATAGTTTAGTAAATGCAGACCTTTCATTTGGTAGCACACCGATATTCGTTACTAATTGGGAATATTACGAAGTTAAAATAAAGAATAGCGGTGGGGCAGTAGTAAGTGAAACGATTAGAATATATCCAGGTGAAATATGCAGCAAATACGATCCTATTCGTTTTAAATTTATGAATAACTATGGTAAGTATGATTATTACACTTTCACTGGAGCAAAGACAAAAAGCACAAACATAAAACGTAATACTTACAAAAGCAATCCAAACGAATGGAGTGGTGTTAATTACAACTACTCAAGAATGAGCAGAGGGTTAAGCCAATACGAAACTGTATTAGACGATACGATTACTATCAATAGTGATTGGATAACGGAAGCTGAAAGCGAATGGTTAGAGCAGTTAGTAACAAGTCCAGATGTTTATATTTATGAAGGCAGCAACTTAGTTTCTGTAAATATCACGAATGCCAACTATGAGACTAAATACGAAGCAAGTCAGCAACTATTTAATTTAGTTATTTCATTTACCTATTCACAAAACAGAAAAAGACAACGCAGATGATTTTAACTAAGATTTATATCAATAACGAGCAAATAGATTTAACGGATGAGGTATCAATACCTCTTAACTTTAATATTGCAGATATACGTGAACCTGAGAAACGCTCTACAACATGGAGCAAAACGGTTATATTACCTGGCACTACATTTAACAATCAATTGTTTTCAAATATATGGAACGTTAATGCAGTCATCAATAGTACAGGCACTACTAACTTTACTCCGAATTTTAACCCGAACTTAAAAGCAATTGCAGAAATAACCTACAATGAAGCTACTCAGTTCAAAGGTATTTGTCAATTATTAAATGTAAACATAACGGATAAATATGAGATTCAATATGAAGTGGCATTCTTTGGTGAGCTTCAAAACGTATATCAGTTTTTTAATAATAAGTATTTACGTGATTTAGATTTTAGTGAATATAATCACAAATATACTTTATACAATCAGCAATTAAGTTGGAATAACACAAACGGGTATGTTTATCCAATGATTGATTATGGATTCCAAATAAACAGTAGGTTCAATGTTACAAACATGTTTCCTGCATTATTTGTAAAGACTATAATTGATAAAATGTTTAATGATGCTGGATTCACTTATCAATCAACTTTCTTCAATAGTGAAATATTTAAAAAGTTAATAATACCTTATTCAGGTGGCTCAGCTTTAAAACTTACAAATCAACAAGTAACTGAAAGAACAGGAAGAGCAAGTAAAACATCTACACAAACTATAAAACAGGATAATCAAAATCCTATATTAAGTGATGGTTCAAGAGAATATGCAACAAGATTAATTTACCAAGATAAGACAACAGTACCAAATAATGATGTAGGAAATAACTTTAGCGATGAAGATGGCGGTTTAAACTACCAAACATTTACAATAGAGAAAGCAGGAACATATACAATAAGTGCTTTTTTTAGAGCAAATGTAAAGCATTATCCAACAGCTGCAACAGTTAGTTTTAGTACAGACAATAATATAGTAGGAGATGTTTTAATAGTTAAAAATCCACCTAATAAAGGAGCTCAAGAAATTGTTATAGCAAATAGAAGAATAAGTTTACAACCATACGCAGCAATAAATCCATTAAGTGATTCTTTTAATATTTTAAATCAAGTTGCAACATCTTTAACTATATCAAGTGGAACAACATCATTAACAGGTGAAGGAACGTTATCAATAAATGCTTATTTAGAAAAAGATGATACTATACAAGTTAAAATAAGAAAAACAGCAGGAACTCAATTTAATCCACCTTCATTGTATAGAGTTGGTACGGTTAGAGAAACACTTGGTACAAATAGCTATGCAGAATTAAATATATTACAAGATAGTTATTTTTCAGTAGCTTTAGCAGATACAAGCATTCAAGAAGATGACGATGTTGAAGTTAATGCTGTATTACCCGACAAAATAAAACAAAGTGACTTTTTCAATTCAATTGTAAAAGCATTTAATCTATTTGTGGAAGTAGATAAGGGAAATGCAAATAAACTAATTATAGAGCCACGACCTACATTTTATAGCAGCGGAACTACTAAAGACTTTTCAGATAAATTAGATTACTCAAAAGAAACTAAAATAATTCCTTTAGGCGAATTAAATAATAAATCCTATGTGTTTAGTTACAAAGAGGACACTGATTACTTCAATAGTAATTACAAAACAACTTATAATGAAATTTATGGACAAAAGAAATACGACATATTAAACGATTTCTTAAAAGGTGAGGTAAGAACTGAATTAATATTTAGTCCCACTCCATTAGTTGACACAATTGGTCATGATAGAGTAATTTCTAAGATATATACTTTAGAATCAAACGGAACAATAAAGCCAACTCAATCAAATATTCGTTTATTGTATTGGGGTGGTCTTAAAACAACTAACGTTCAATGGCAACACATAGCAACAAGTGGAACTACTTTTAGAAGTGATTATCCTTATGCTGGTCATTTAGACGATGTTAATAATCCAACTTTTGATTTGAATTTCGGAACTCCTTACCAAGTATATTACACACCAATAAAATACACAGGTAATAACCTTTACAATAAATATTGGAGAGATTACATTGAACAAATAGCGGATAAAGATTCAAAGATATTTACAGGTTATTTTTTATTAAATGAATTTGACATTCAAAAATTAGATTTCAGAGATACTTACTTTTTTGAAAATGATTACTGGAGACTTAATAAAATTATTGATTACGATAGGATAAACAATCAACCTACGAAATGTGAGTTCATTAAATTAAAAACTTTACCTGATTATGTTGACGATATTGGAGTTGATATAAATGGAGGAGTTAAAGATTTAGATACAGAAACACCAGCACCAACAGCAAGGTTAGGAACTACCTTCAACAATAATCAAATTGCAGATGGGGCTATTGTAAGTGGCAGAAATAACATAGTTAGTAGTGGAGATGGTGTTATTGTAAGTGGTGAATCAAATATAGTTGGAGTTGGAAGTACAAACGTTTCAATATTAGCAAGTACAGGCGTAACAATATTAGGCGGTGTTTCAAATGTATCAGTAACCAATAGCAGCGGAATAACAGTAACAGAATCAAACGTAACTTATAATAACGGAATTAAGACTTTAAACAATGTATCTTATAAACATTACATTGCTTTATTATTTCAAACAGGAACGAGTGATCCAACAGCCTATGTATTAGAAAATACTTTAAGTAGTGGGATTACATGGGTTCGTGATGCAGTTGGTGAATATTTAGGGACATTAACAGGAGAGTTTACAGAATACAAAACAACTGTAGTATGTAATAATACTATGCAAGGTGAAATAATATCAGGAAGAAAAAATAATGATAAAGTACAAGTTTATACATACAATTCAAGCGGAACTGCTACAGATGGGCAATTACTTTATTCAACAATAGAAATACGAGTTTACTTATAATTGGTACTTAATAAGAAA